TTTGCAGTGGAAGTAGGCATACAGGTCGCTGTGGCGCTTCATCACCGGCTGCAGCGCCTTCCACAGCGCCGCGTAGGCCTTGCGGCCGCTGTTGCGGTCGATGCGACCGACGATGAACTCGTCCTTCGGCAGCCCGACGACCTCCTTGGCCTGCCGCTTGGAGGTGATCCGCACATCTCCCAGCACGATCGGTCGCTCCGAGGAGACCGGCCAGAACTGGTCGCTGTCGACGCCGTGGTAGACGAGCTCCGATCCGACGATCTGCGCCTGGCCGAACTTGCTCATCGCAACCGGCTTGGTAGCCGCAAAGACCGGGTCGTACAACTTCGGCAGGTCGTAGCCGTCGACGGGGATGTAGGCCAGGATCGGGAACCTGGTCAACACCTTCAGCGGGTCGAAGCGGTTCTCGAACAGGTACTTATTCAGGATCTGCGGGTCGTTCAGCATCACGACCGCATCGGGCTGCAGCTTGTTGAGCAGCTCGATAACGCGCGACAGGCCGTAGGTGTCTTCACGGCGCTGCAGCGTCGGCGGCCACAGGTGCAGGTTGGTCGGATACGGGTCGCCCCGGTAGTTGATGGCGAGAACGTGGACCTCGTCCCCGTACTTGCTCACCAGGCGTTCGCCGATGGCATGGGTCACGCGGCCGAAGCCTGCGGCGCAGCCACCATCGGCGATCCAGAGGATCTTCGACATCGAGCCTCCACGCCGAGCTGAGTCGGCTGATGGATGGCAGGGAACGTGCTCCTCCGCGGTGGCGGCTCGGCAGTCGCACGAGAGGCGGTCCCTGCGAGGAACCACGAATGGACGTGGAGAAGCGGTCGGGCCGCCTCTTACTACGAAGAGACGGCGACGCAAGCGTTAGCCCGCATCGCCGTCCATTCGACGAGGATCTGAGATCTTCGGCCGCACTGTAGCAGAACGGCTATCGGTCTGAACAGCCCCTACCGCTTGCGGACGTGATCCTCTGGGCCGTCGACCGGCTCCGGCGTGGGCGCCGCAGGCGGCAGGTCCCGATCAGTGATCTCGACCGGCTCCGGTGCCGGAGCTGGCGGAGCGGTGTCGTCATCGACGTCCTTGAGGACCTCGAAGCAGCCGGAGCAGCGGACGACGCGATCGCCGCCCGACCGATAGGTTGCGGGTCGATGCTCGTGCTTCGATGCCATCAGGCCACCGTCACTGTCATCGTGGCGACCACCGAATCGTCTTCGGTGTCGACCAGGTTGAGCGTCCAGTCGCCGTCCTCGTCGAAGACGACCGGAGACCAGACGTGCTCGCCGTCATGGCTGACGTCGAACTCGTGGCTCTTCAGCGGCTTGTCGATGGTCGAACCTGCCGGTCGCTCGGTCTCGATCCGGTAGGTGAACTGCCCACCCGTCTTGTCGGGGCCGCGAGCGTAGTCGGCCTCCGCGATCTCGATCCGGCACGCGTCGATCGTTGCTCGCGGCGCGTCCGGGATGACTGTGATGGTCGCCATGGTGTCCTCCTAGCCCTGGCTGGCGACGGTGAAGTCGGCCGACGCCGAAACCCCGTCACCCTCGAACGTGACGCTCTGCTCACCCGGGTCCGGGTAGATCGAGAGCTGGACGGTTCCGTCGGGGTCGGCGCGCAGCGTCGTCAGGCCCGACGGAGTCCGAGACGCGCTGAGGTGAACCTTGACCGGCTTCCCCGGGGGGAAGTGACGGCCGGTGATGGTGAGCAGCGTGTGCTGGGCGCGTGGCTCGGAGACCGCGATGCCCGGTTGGGGCTGCTCGCGCACGCGGGTCTCGCGCTGTCGCTGACGCGCAGCCTTGCGCCCCGCGGCCGCCTCAGCCTTCGCCGCGGCGACGTCGCCCTCGGTCTTGAAGCCTGGCGCGGCAGTTTGCTCGAGCGGCTTCTCCGGCTCGTCGCCGCCGCGTGGCTGCGGTGGCTCCGGACCGCCGTCGACCAGCGTCTCGGCGGGGGCGACCCTTTCGCCCGTGTACGGCTGTTCGTACGGGACGGTCTTGCCGGTCTCGGGGTCGACCGATCCCGGCTTGCCATCGAACATGCTGCTGCTCATCACGTCGTCCGGGCCGCTGCTGGGCGGCACCACCGAGTCCGGCGCGGGGGCCTCATCTGAGTCGCCCGGATCGGTCAGCGTGGTGGGGGCATCCGCCTCGCGGTCGGCCTTCAGGGCGTCGTACAGGTCCGCCTTCGAGGCGTCCTCTGGGACGTTGACCTTTTCCTTCTTGGCGAGCTTCTCGAGCTCGGCCTTGTTCATCTTGCTGAGCGGCTTGTCAGCCACGGTGGAGTCCTCCTATGAACGCGATGTCGCGCACCTGGGGCCACCAGTCGTGGCCCTCCACAAAGTCCCACCCCCGTCGCTCGGCGACCGAGGCACATGCGTCGTGCATCATCTGCCGATTGTGTGCCTCCCATCCACGGTTTCCGCGCCCGAGGTCGTAGTAGCGCAGGTAGTCCTGCATCATCTCGTCGAGGCTCCGCTCGTGTCGAATCACCCCGTGCGGCCACCACACCTCATGCCTTCCTGTCGGCCTGGAGTGCAGTGTCTTCGGCCAGCCGAGGCTGCGCTTGAACAGCCGCAGGTGGCCGTGCTGCTCGGTGTACTCGATACCTTCGACGATCGAGTGAAACGGAATCCAGAAGGCGTCGGCCCGGTCGAGCTCGGCATAGGCCGTGGCGCTCCACAGCGTCTGAAGCAGCTCGGCGTCGGGGATCTCGTCGAACGCGACGACGAAGACCCACGGCGTCTGCGCTGCCGCCACCAGGTCCGGCATCGAGGCGTCCCCGAAGCCGTAATGCGGGTGACGAATGATCCTGTCGCCCGGCCGGTCGGCGTAGCGCTGAACGATGTCCAGCGTGCCGTCGGTCGACTTCTGAACGCCGATGACCAGGTGCGTGAACCATTCGCGAGCCAGTTCAAGCAAGGCCGGTGCCCGCTCGGCCTCATTCCAGGCAACCGCTACGAAGGAGCAGTCGGTATACGGCCCCTGATTCGGATAGCTGACGCCGGTCTTAGCCTCAATCTCGGCCAAGCTGAGTCCGACCGCCCTCACGGCTCAGGCGGCCACTCGCCCTCCGGATAGGGGCGCGGCGGCCACTCCGCGAACGACGGCCACTCCGATTCCGGAATCGTCTCGACCCGTTGGGCCGGGGTCTTGGCGGGGATGCCCATCACCCTCGTCCCGGGAGCGACGTTCTTGGTCACGACGGCGCCTGCCCCAATCACCGCTTCGTCGCCGATCTGGACACCAGGCAACAGCATGGCGCCGCCTCCAATACGCACCCGCTTACCGATCTTGGGCCCGACCACCTCGCCGCCTCGCTGCATCGAGTTGTCGTTCATGGTGTAGACCCCGACCGAGATGAAGCTCTCATCCCCGATGACGCAGTCGTAGGTGATGTGGCTGAGGTCGACGATCTTCACCCGGCGACCGATGGAGGCGCCGTTCTGGACCGTGCAGTTGCTGCCGATAACGGTGTCCATCCCGACATCGGTGTCCTCACGGATGGCGGTGCCGTCTCCGATCAGGTTGCGCCCCTCGAGGCGGGCACCTTCGTAGATCACGGCATGCGAACCGATGACCGTTCCCGCACCGATGTGCGTGCTGCGGTATGACACCGGCTGGTTGGCGACCACGCCCGCCGCTCGCGGCGGCTTTCCGATATAGGCGCCCGCGAAGATCGTCACGTTCCGCCCGATCAGGACTGAGCCCTCGACGACGACGTTCGGACCGATCTCGACCCCTTCGCCGATGGTGGCCTGCTTGTCGATGATCGCGCTCGGGTGGATCACGCGCTCGCCTCCTGTGGGGCGGACTCGCCGCCCTTGTTCTTCGACTCCATCAGCTCCCGCGCAGTCGGGACATCGCGCAACGACACCGCGCCGGTCGGAGTGATGACCATCGGCCAGTTGAAGTGCTCCTCCGGGAGCGGCTCGAGGCCCTTCTCCATGCGCTTCTCGTTGACGGAGCGGCTCGGCATGTGCGCCAGCTCGATCTCGTCGATCTTGGCGTGGTTGAGCGTCTCGCGCAGGTTCAGCTTGGTGAAGCTGAAGGCCAGGTTGTTGTCCCGACCGCCGAAGCTCGGGTCCCAAACCACTTGGCGGGTGATCTCACCGGACACGGTCCGCATCAGCCGCTTCGCGCCGCGCTCGTCGGTCTGCTGGTCGAGCACCTCCGAGGTCGCCTTATTGACCTCGTTGGTCATCTGCAGATCCTGGGCGTGCATCTCGAACACGGCCGCGATCTTCTTGACCAGGTACTCCTGCCACTCGAGGAACTGCATGTCCTTGTTGTTGCCGCGGAACGGAATCCACTTCGCCCCGCGGGTGCCGCCCCAGAAGGCGGTGGCACCCATGCCCGCCACTTCGGCCTGCCAGTAGCTCTTGAACTTGTCGACCTGCTCAGGTCGCGCGTTCTCGCCGAGGTCGAAGATGCCGTCGCCCGCGGCCGAGGTGACCTGGCGCGCGTTGAAGTCATGGCCGTAGATCTCGTCCTCGATCGAGCGCTTCAGGACCTCGAGGTTGGACAGGCCCACGACCGACTTGGTGCGCGGCCGCTGCATGATGTAGATCAGCTCGCGGTTCAGGTAGGTCGCCCGCTCGCGGTGGTCGGGCCACCAGAAGTAGCGGGCTTCCTGCGGGTCGCCATCCCAGACCTTAGAAACGCGGATCTGCCCGCCATCCACGGCGTACAGCTCGCGAAGTTGGCCGTCGAGGCTGAACACCTTCTCGATCGACCCGGCGTCGAGTACCAGGATGTCCTCAACGACCTTCTCGATGAGAGTCTGGTACGACTCGTCGACCGGGTTGGGCGTCTCGAGCAGGTTGCGGATCTTCTCCTTGAGGCGCTTCGAGTACGGCCGCTCCGGGTCGGCAGGCACGATGTCCCAGTCGGCCGCAGAGAGCTGCCCCTTGCGGATGTCGATGGCCGCCCGCACCCACTCGGAGTTCTCGCTCCAATGGCGGTACAGCCGCACGTCGGTCTTGCCCACCTTCTTGCCGTCGCTGAACACGACGGAGCCGACACTGGCGTCGGGAATCTTCTTCGGCGAGGCCCGCAGGCCCTGCTTGACGAGCCGGGTGACGAGACCCATCTATCTCATCCTTCTGAAATGCGCGCCGATCACCTTGTCCAGGGAGTCGCCGACGTGCCGTCGCACCCCGGCATTGTTGGCCTCCTGGCGGGCCTCTTCGTAGGTCAGCTTGAACAGGTCGAGGTCGGCCATCTGGATCGCCAGGTAGCTCGGCACCCAGCGCTTTCCGTCGCGGAACTCGAGCTCGACGAGATCGTTCATCAGGACAGTAGGTACGCCTGGCACTCGGTCAGGCCAGGATTCGTACCTCCGCCATCGGTGCGAACGATCTTTATGATGCCGCTGGTTACCGGGGCGGGCAGCCTGTAGATATGAACGCGCCCGCCTAGCAATGCCTCGGACAGGGGGACGCGGCTGCCGTCCTCGAACTCGATGTAGCCGTTCCCCCACCCGTCCGTGGGGCGCCCCTTCAGCATCAGGAGGTCGAACGTCTGGGCGACGCTCCACGCGGCCTGCCAGAACTTGCCCGCTCCGGTCCCGTTGAACGCGTGGTCGGTGCCGTCGTTGCCGTCCCCGGCTGAGTTGGGCGAGAAGCCCGAGTAGCTGTCGGTCGCTGTGAAGGTCGTCGTGCCCGACGTTGGCAGGCGGACAAGGTTATTGCCAAGCGCTTTCAACTCGCCGTCGAAAAGGTCGGTGGCAAAAGGAGCATGGCTCCCGGAAGGCGAGTGCCAGCGGCCATGCCCCATGAGCGTCGGGGCCGCAGCCTCAGCAAGCTGCAGCCACTGCCCCCAACTGTTGCCGTCAGCGCTGAACCGTCCGAGATAGATCGTCAGGCCATCGAGCGCCAGTCGATAGATCTCGAGATAGTGCTTGCGACCTCGAGCGGTGGCCGCCAGACCTGACGTCTGATCGCCAATCGTTGAGGCGCCGCTGTTGTTGGCGGGCGCCAGCGAGGTCGTTCCGTCCATCCGTTCATAGATGCCCACACCCACTGGCGTCGCGTTGTAGAAGCACGGCCCGCACCCCTCGTCGCCGTTGCTCTGAATCAGTCCCGCCCAGCACAACCGCATGAATGAGGGCAACGTGCCGGGCAGCGGCTGGGTATATATCCGACGCGAAACGGTCGCGAGCCCCGGGCTGCGCCACCACGTTCCATTCTCGAGGCCGTCAGTTCCGGCCTGAATCCCGATGCGCGTCCACTTGGCATCAAGAGCCGCGTCGACGAAGTGGTCCCCGTAGGTAGGGTCGAGCGTAACCGGCTCTAGCGGCGGAGTACTACCGGAACTGGGTGACGGAATGAGCGCGTCCCAGTCCAGCGGCGCGCCCGTGTCGGGGTCGATGACGTTGGTCTTGGACACCATCGCGTTCTTGAGGAAGGCGAGCTGGTATTCGTTCAACGGCATCAGACCACCACCATCCTTGCCTTCGCCGCCCCAGGCTGGACCGCCACGTCGATGTATTGCTGCGTGACGCGCGCCTTCGGATTCCCTTCAATCCCCGACTCGGCGTAAACCTGCGTTGCGCGCGCGTTCGGGTTGCCTTCACGGGCAACCTCGGCAACCTGCTGCGTGACTCGGGCGGCGGTCATGAGGACACCTTGAAGCCGAACTCCGCGCTGTTGATGTCACTCACCGTCCAGGGTGCCGAAGTATCGGGATTCTCGTCGAGGACGTCCTTGGCGTAGTCGTAGGAGGTCGACAGCGCTTTTTCAGCGGCCCCCTCGTAGTCGGTGCCGCCGATCCGAACAACCTGCCGGATGCTTCGCGTGCCGGAGTCGTCCTTACG